TGTTTTCTTCTAGCAAATCTTCCGCAGATACGGGAAGTGTGTCAGCGTAGACTGGAATGTACCTAAGATAGTAGCAATGCGTACCTTGCGTGCCAGTGATTCTACAGTGTCCTCTGCTCTGACCACAACTTCAGTGAGATTACAGAATTGGTACGGTCTAAGTATGATTTCAGAGCAGGGATTAGTTCCGAAATCATAATTCTTATCCCTTCGTCCGTTTTTTCCAGCCTGAGAAATCGATGCTTCTCTTGAGAAGATCCCGCGCTCTCCAGAATGAGAGTTGTAAAGGGACACCCATTCTTGTAAAAACTGTCCAATATCTGGTTTAGCGTTATAAGTTGCTGAGTTGTTAGCCAATGCTCGTTGGCCGTTTTGTTCCCACCATTGTCCTGATTTTGCATTTCGCATCCTATCATCTTCTAAGTCTGACAAAGAGATCATTGCTGATCTGCGTACTCCACCCACAACAACAACTTCCCCGATCTTGCAGAGAATATCATGGCATTCGAGCGATGTAAGTTTCCTACCTGCGGCTGCTCTAAATTTGGCAGTAGTGAATTTAAAAAGTTCATCCAGAGGTCCTGGTCCAGAGGCACGTCCTCCAAAGGTTTTGAGCCTTGCTCCTGCAGGTCTAATTCTGGATAAGTCGTACCTTGCCACTTCCCCAGAGTATAGTAAAGCGATGAGTTGGCGTAATGCCTTTGCCCATCCTTCTTTCGAATCTGCAACCGAAATAACAGTTTCAGAATCAAACAACTGGTCTGGGACTTCAGGTAATTGATCGACATATTTGTGCTCCACAGAAAAGCCTACGCCAGTGCCACAGAGTAGGATATACATGGCCTCATCGAATGCCTTTGGGTCATCGATGGGCAGATAGCTGCAGTTGTAGCCAGCGGTGTTGTCTCGCTCCAGTGCCTTGCCAGCGGTCATAATAGCACGCATGGACGGCATCACTTCCAAGTTTAGGATAGCGTTTTTGATTTCATCATACAGCGCATCAGGCATCTTGTAGTCGTGCTTCTCTTTCAAGTGGTTGTCTATGAAAGCACAATACCTAGCTACTGTCTCATTCCAATGTTCACGCCTGCCAACATCGGACAGAAAACGACTGTAACGGCTTTTAGCAATAAATTCTGAGTAGTTATTCATCTAGGTCAATCTCCAATTCATCAAACTTGTTCTCAATCTTATCAGCGAATCTCTCTACTATTTCTTCTGACGATATATCTAGCACCTCCAATAGCGTTATTTCATCAAGCCTAGCCATCCTTTCCATTATGTCCCTCAGTGTTAACGACATACCTACCCCTTATAATAAATTTCTTTAATCTTATCGTAATTAGCGATTGCAAACTCCAGATAGTGCTGTGCCTTCTTTAAGTCCTCAATGCCGTTCTTTCTATTGTGCCGCTGCACATACTTTATCACATTACAGAGCCAAGGATCAAGTTCCCAATCTAGGAACACATCCCAAGGCTGGATTGCTGTTTTGTAGTGGTTGCCTCCTATTTGTTTTCTAGCTATGTACTCGCCTAATGTTTTAGGTTGCTGCTGCGACATCGGCGTGCTCCTTTATTGCTTTGGTGGATTTGGACCAACTTCCACAATTCGTGCATTGGAATCTTTGGAAGGTTCCTGTGGTTGTGTAGGAGAATCCACGTTTTTGCAGTCGATGGCTACCGCAGTTGGGGCAACCGTCACCTCCGTAGAGGTTATGATTAGGATGAGACTTAATCCAAGGGAGCAGACGATCATAGACTTTCTCCAATAATACTACATCCTGTTTGTTGTACTTCTCCATTACCTTCCAAGCAACAGGGTCTTTGTTCATGCACTTGACCCAAAGCTGATAGCCTTCGTGTGCTGTCTTTTTACCAAGACCGAGGCGCTGTGCAATGTAGTCAAGTTTGTTGCTAGGAAAGCGGAATTCCTTACGAACTACTCTTAATAGATCAATCTGCTTGTATGGTGCTGGCGGTGCTAAGTGCTGAAGCAGAAACTCTTTATTGAGCACTGGGATGTCAAACCGAGTGCCATTGTAATGAACAACTGCATCTGCCTCAGAGATAAGATCGTGGATCTTTCGCAGCATAGTTTTTGGCTGTGTGTTGTGTACGGAAGAAAACATAATCTCTTTCTTGCCGTGCCACTTAGCAGCCCAACACAGAACATAGGAAGACTCTAACAAATGCTCTGGACTAATATACTGATCCCGAAGGCCCCAGATGTGTGCTGTGTTAGGCGATGTCTCTATGTCGAGCATCAATAATTTCATTGAATGTCCTTACGGAAATTATCCAACTTATAGCCAAGATTCTCTAAGTCTTTTTTTGCAGCAGGCGGCAATGAATTAAAATATGTTTCTAATTCCTTTATCGCTTTTTTCCACTCTGGTGTACCAACCTTTGCTGTTTTTCGTTTAGATACTGTTTTCATACAGATGTTTCCTCCGTGTCATCAAAGTCTTCTTCAATCTCATCTTCTTTCTTACCGAATGTCTCAAAACCGCAATCGGCATGAAATCCAAAAGCATCCTCTACTTGGATCTTTTGTACGACACCAACATAGCCAGTGCTCTCTAGGAACTTGGCAAACTGATACAACACCGGAACCCAAGTACAAGCATCATCAAACTCATGCTTTACCTTGATTGTGGTTTTATTAGGCCAGTCGCCACTGTCACCAACATATTCGATGTCTTCGTATGTAAACTTAAAGGTTTTCATTGCTTCTCCTCAGTAAGTCAAAAAAGTAATTACAGTCTACCACAACCAGGGGCTTATCTCTGTTTTGCTTGATGACGAGGACTGGCTCGTATCCTCGACTGTTGTCCTTCGCTTGTTGATAATGTCCATATACAGAGATTGTTGCTCTGGACTTGCATTCCACACTGATTGGTAGCTTCCGTCTTGCTGCTGGACTAAGTAGCAGGTCTTCCCCCGACACGCCCATGCTAACTGAACGAACATCATCAGGCTCCAGACCGAACTTTGCTATTATCAGATCTCTTACGGCTTGCTGCAGCACTCGGCCTTTTGCTTTCGCTGATGATGGCTTCAATGTTGACTTCCTTTCTTGTTTTAATCCACGACTTCGGTATGTGCATCCTGGCGTTGCTGGAGTCCATGCTGACCGTGTTGGCGATGCAGATCGCATCGTCTGACTCCGAGACAATCCAGCCAAGGCTGTAGCACCGATGGATTTCTGTCTTAGTGCCTTCTTGCCAGCCTGCATCAGCTACAGCGTCCACCCACTCAACATAGACTATCGGGGCTTTTTCCAGACCTGATTTGGTTTTCTTCTGATCCATAATAATTGTGCCTGCTCCGTTAGATAGGTTTCATCGTTGTCATAAGCCTTCAGTACCGCTTCAAACATCTCGTCCTCAGTTTTGAGGCCTTTAAGAATCTTTGCTGCCTTTTTCGGACCAACCCCATGCAGTCCTGGTATGTTATCGACACGATCACCAGTCAGCACTTGTGTGTAGAAGCTATACAATGTGTCGTCTTCGTCAACCCAAAACTTCTCATTGCGCTTCATATTGTAGTGCCAGCCACGGATCATGTTCAGATCCTTGTCTGTGGTACAGATAACATAGTCTTCTGGGTCCATCGAATAAGCAGCTATGCCTATTGCGTCATCGGCTTCTTGATACTGCTCAATCTCAAACTTCCAAGCAGAGTTAAGATATTGGCGCAATAAACCCAAGTGCTTAGGTTTTTCTTGTGTTCTGGTTCCTTTGTACGGCTTTGTCTTGGCTAGTTGGACACGAAAGTTCTGATGGCCTGTAAGCCACCCATTAGCATCGTCACAGCCAGCATGAACATAGACAAGTTCTTCAAGGTATTCGGAGCACTTGCGGAGAGCAACACTTTCGTCATAGTCCTCACAACCAGCAGCGAGGGTATAGGCAACAATGTCGCCATCCACAAGTGCAATCATCAGTTAGATGCGGCTGATGGTGTAACCAAGAGCGCCATGAATGCGGGTCTGGCCTTTTGAGCGCAGATATTTCCGCAGTGCATTGCGAACCTGTTCATACTTCTTAAAACCAGTCAGCGACTTTAGATTTAGTTTCTTACCATTGAATCGAACAATATACATCTTTTCTCCTTTACCTAACAAGTTAGAGGACTTCATCAGCGGCTTCTTCTGCTTCAGCAGCATCATAGGCCACAAGGTTATCAACAACCAGCTTAGTCAGAGTCGCGGAAGTGCCAGACTTATTCTTCCAAGACCAAGCATAAGCGCCAACTACAGCCGTAGCCGTAGATCCGTTACCAATGGCAACATTGTTCAAGTCATTGCCATTAGCATCGAATACTTTCATTGGAACAGTGCTCTTGCAAGTGATGAAGAAGCCTTTCTCTGGCTTGTCTTCACGCTTACGCACATCCAATCCAAGAGACTCCAATGCCTTCACAGCATTGTCAGACAGGTTGCACAGATCCATTTGGAACTTGCCTGACATCTCATTGGGTTTATTGTGGAAACACCACATCACTGTGGCTTTTACTTTTACTGGTTTTGCTAGATCGTTCATAATTTTCCTTTCGGTTAGTGAACATTTGATACAGACTGCTGATTGTTACTCTGCTCGTTCAAAACCATTTTAGCAGCAGTTTCTAAAATGTCAAGCATATTATCAAAATCTTCGGCTAAATCTTTGCTGTAGGCAATGTGGACTGCACCATCGATTACGGCGATAAAGATTGCTGATTCTGGGTCTTCAAAGTCTTCTGTCAATGTGTTTCCTTCCAGTTAGTTCCAATCTTGTATTCGCCATCTAGGGGACATCGCATCCCCAATACTACACCAGCTTTTCTAATACTGTCAACCCCTAATTCCCCTACAGTTTGTGCGTCTTTCTCTGCTACTTCTAACTGCCATTCATCGTGGACATTGGCACAGAACTTGGCATCCAAGCCTTTCTTCCTAATGCCTTCATCCAACAATACCAAGGCCTGTTTCATCACTATCGCACCAGCACCCTGCAGTAGCGTGTTAAGTGCTGCGTGTGCGGAACGAATTTGTAGTTTCCTACCGTCAAGACCTGGTAACGATCCTTGTACCGATAACTTCTCAATCTTGTTGCGAAGTGCTTGCAAAGCTGGAGTGTTCCGAAGAAAAGTATCGATGAGTTTCTGACCTTCCTTTGCCGAACCACCAACAATCTTCCCGATTTTGGCAGGCCCTGCACCATAGAGTAAAGCATAGATAAATGTTTTCGCTTGCGCTCTTGTTTGAAGACCTGCCGCATTCTGGTTTTTGGTGTGGATATCACCTTCAACGACTTCCTTAGCATAATCTTTATCCTTCATATAGTGTGCCAACATCCGCAACTCCAGCGATGAAGCATCGATGCCAACAAGTTTATAGCCTTCTGGCACGGTAAATAGTTCTCTGCATTCGCCACCATACTCAGAACCTACTGATGGGACCTGAGCCATATTAGGGCTGTGGTGCGTCATTCTCCCTGTGACTGCTCCGTTGGTGATGACCTTACCGTGAATCCGTTGGGCCTCAGATACACTTTCAATCCAAGACTCAACCATAGCCACCCTTTTCTGAATGAGTAGGTATTCGGCAATGGCTCTCGCTTCTGGTATATCAACTCCTGCCAGTGTAGATTCATCGACAATCACTTGGCCTTTTTCTGTGAACTTTTTTGGTTTCCATCCTTTTTCTTGGAGGCGCTTGGCGATTTGCTGCCTTGAGCCTGGGTTAAAGACTTCAACATCATCTTTGAGTCTCTTTCCTGTTTTTTCACTAATTCGCTCGGTGACGATAGGCGGAAAGATGAACTGTAGGGATGCCTCAATTGAAGCCATTTTATCTTTAAGTCCTGCCAGAAGCACCATAGCTTTAGGCAGATCGAATCTAAAGCCATTGCGCTCTTGTCTAGCAATAATGATAGCCACCTTGTGCTCCAGATCGATGCTCTGTTGCGAGAATCCATATCGTTGCTGCTCCTGTAAAAGTTCGTTGTAGACCTTCTCTAAAACTTCGACATCCCTGACACAGTACTCTTGCATCTCAGGCGTAAGGCCACCATCAAAGTCAGTGAACTCAATTTTGTTTGTTCCCAGTCTTGTTGCCCACGCTGCGAGGCTGTGTCCGTTTTCTCGGTTTGGACTCATCAGCCTTGACATGACTAGGGTATCTACGCACATCGATGCTTTGATCTTCGTATTCCATAGCCTGTTCAATATCGGGAAGTCGAAGAAGATTCCGTTGTGCGCTACTACTAACGGATTGTCCTCTAATGTTTTTAATAAAGTGTCGGCCTTGTGATGACATTCAATCCTTCCGCTTCTTTGATCCTTTGTTACGCACAACCAGATCTGGCTTGCTTGGCTGTTCGTTTCTATGTCCAAGAACACTACTGACCTCTGACCATCGTTGTTCATCTTCTGCCTTTTTCAGAATTGTGCCGTCATCCATTAGTACATACAATGTTAGTACGCCGTTCTTATTTAGTGCCGAAGTAACGCTTAATGGGTTCATCCTTTAGAAACCTCCTCGACAATGCGCCTAGCAAAATCAATGATCTTAGCATTACCAGCTATTGAGAAGCCAGCAACAAAGACCTTCGATGCGCCACACTCCCTAGCTAACTCAAGAATGCGCTCATCGGTAAGTTCCATCTTAACCTCGTAAGGGACACCGCTAACCTTCACCATAAGACCTCCAAAGTGCAAAGATAATAACACATAACATAAATAGAACGAAGATGGCTGCACTTTGTGCGTGCAGGTGTGCTAATTGTTCAATCCAATAGGTTTTCATGTCACCGCCTTAGCAGCAAGATAGAGTCCAACATTCCCAAGTGAATAGCCAATAAAAGCAATCCCAAGACCAATATTACCACGCCAAAGTAGGTCAGCAGCCACCACCGCATAAACGCCTCCTATAATCGCTATGAGCGTAGAACTCATGCGGCCTTCTTGAGCATTTCAATAGACTGCTCTAGTGTTTTCACCAGCAGATCCCGTTGCTTTAGGCAAAGTTTATCAAAGCCAGTGTCACTGGAGCGCACATTAATGAACTCTTTAACAATATCTTTCATATTAAACTTTTCGTTAATAATAGGATTGTCATCGTTGCCAACGAACATCGTTGCCTCCAGGTAACCATCATCATCAAAGCCCAAATAGTTCTCAACTTTTAATTTCATCTCTTTCATAAAATTCTCCTAAGTTAATTAAGGTTTGTTTTACTTCTTTACGGACTTCCTGAGACACTGCCCATCCAAACTCTTCTGGATGCAGCAATGACCACAGAAACTTTACTGCTACTTTGGTGCGCTCTTCCTCATCGTTGCGCTGAGTAGTCAGAATAATAACTGCTTCCTCCAATGAATCAATTTTCTTATCACGCTCTTCGATATTGACAAGCAACTTGTGTGTAGACCAGTCGGAATACATTACTTTAGTCCTTTCAGAAAAGAAGATACTAATGCGATTAAGCCAATGATAACTGATGATGTCATAATGAGGCCTCATTTATCTCTGTCATTCTACCAGTAAATTTATCATAGAGCACGGCACAAGCCTTACCAGTCTCGCCACTGTAGCGATTCTTGATAACCCTGACCCTAGTGGTGTTGCGCTCAATAGGATCTTCATGCTGTGCTGCTCTTTCCAATCCTAACACCATATCTGCTAATTGTCCAATACTACCAGATCCTCGCAATTGATTCAAGCTAGTGGCTGCGCCTTCCTCGTGGCCTTTGCCGTCCGGTCTGC